CGCGCAGGTGACCTACGAAATCGATTTACTATCAATTCTGGTCAGAACGCAGGACATACTTATACGGCTCAAGATTTGATTAGCCAAGCTACCTACGGAGTTTATGGTGAGGAATACACATCTCGCATTAGACAGGTTGCAGATGCTGAAGCCCTAGCCGATCGTTACATCGAGCTTCGTGCCAATCCTTACCCTAAGTTCCAGAGCATTACCTTCGTACTTGGAAACCCTGAAATAGACGATGCCGACCGAGATGCCTTAATTAACATCTTCCTAGGTCAGCCTGTATGGATTCAGAACCTACCGCCTAATATCACAGGTGGCTCATTCCAGGGCTATATCGAAGGCTGGACATTTAGGGCAAGCCTAAATAATTTAAGCGTAACTTTCAACGCATCTCCTGTAAACTTTAGCCAAGTTGCGGTAAAATGGGAACAGGTAAATGCGGCGGAAACATGGAACACAATTAACACCAGCCTAACTTGGCTTAATGCGATAGGAGCAGTAGCGTAATGGCAACGACCACGACTAACTTTGGGTGGGATATTCCTCAATCCACCGACCTGGTAAAGGATGGCGCTACCGCTATTGCGGCACTCGGTCAAGATATCGATACTGCTTTAGTAGACTTAAAAGGCGGAACTACAGGACAGGTATTGGCTAAGGCAACAAATACAGATTTAGATTTTAGCTGGGTAGCTCAGGATGATAGCAACGCTATTCAAAACGCTATCGTAGATGCTAAGGGTGATCTCATTGGAGCAACCGCTGCGGACACACCTGCTCGCCTAGCGGTGGGCACAAATGGTCAAGTGCTTACGGCTGACTCAACTGCGGCAACTGGTCTTGCGTGGGCTACTCCTGCTGGTTCGACATTTACTGGCGTTTCTTTATACAATTCGGCTGCTCAAAGCATCAGCAACAATACAGACACAATCGTATTATTTGACTCCGAGTTATACGACACAAACACATTTCATAGCACCTCAAGCAATACTGGCAGAATAACAATTCCAACTGGTCAAGGTGGTTATTATCAGTTTAATTGCTCCGTTCAATTCCAGAATCTTTCTGGCGGAAACCGAAGAGTAATCCTATACAAAAACGGTGCAGTAATGAGTGATAACACAGGTTATCAAATTGAAAATGGAAGCGGTTTGACATCCATCAAATTCACGGTTGTATTAAATGCAGCTGCAGGTGATTATTTTACAATGATTGCTTTTGCAGATCAGGGTGGCGCAATCAATCTTGAACAATGGGGAACATCATTCCAAGCGATAAAGGTGGGCTAATGATTACAGTAGACAAGCCAGCAAGTTTAGATGGCGCAAAGTTAATAGACGAGCTAATTGCGGCAGGTTGCACCTTTACCAAAGAGGATGCAGATTCTCATCTGGGTAAGGCTGCTCCATTGGTTAACGATGAGGGTAAGTTAGTCTTATTCGTCAAGCCTAGCGATTTGGCAAAAGCCGCAGCGGTAGTTAAAGCGCATACTGCATAATTAAAATGAAGCCTATTTTATGCAAAGCTGGCCAGCAACTACGCGAGCAGTTCGATGACTCCTACGATCGTGATAGGCGCTCGGATGGATGGATCGGCGATACACGCCATTCAGTCCGTCCTAGTGACCACAATCCTGATTCAGAAACAGGGGTGGTTCGAGCAATCGATGTTGATAGAGATGTCGTTAAGGGTGGAAAGCCCGACCTCATGCCCGATATTGCTAATCAGATTCGACTCTGTGCCAAAGCAGGAGATAAGCGCATCGCATACATTATCTTCGAGGGAAGGATTGCAAGCTCTCGCATGGGCTGGCGCTGGCGCAAGTATAAAGGAAGCAATCCGCATAACGCACATTGCCATATTTCTTTCACTAAAGCGGGCGATACAGATGGTTCGTTCTTTAATATACCCATGTTAGGCGGTAAGTAAATGGAAGCAGTAATCATAGGAGCACTAGGGCTTATGGCTATTCCTGCCATTCGTGCGGCTATTAAGTCATACCGATCTAAAAAGGCTCTCGCTGATGTAGCCGTAGATGCTATCGAAGCGGCAGTAGATGCTATCGATAAGAAGAAATGAACCTTCAGGATTACGCTGCTATTGCAGTAGCGATCGTGACGGTTCTGGGTGGTGTAGCTGCTCTACTCCGTTTCGTGATTCTTCACTATTTAACGGAGTTGAAGCCGAATAGCGGTTCGTCAATTAAAGACCAGGTAAATCGTTTGGAGACACGCGTAGACAAAATCTACGAATTGCTACTAGCTAAGGGAGAATAGTCTCATGGCAAGGAAACGACCAACTATCGACCTAGATACCTATAGCGCCTTAGATGCTTATGCTATAGCTCTAAATGAGTATTACAAGTCCTTGCGTAAAGCTGGATTTACTGAGACTCATGCGTTCTGGTTGCTTTCCGATCGTGAATCCTTTCCTGATTGGATTATCCCTAACCTACCCAATCGCATCGACAATATCCCCTATGAGGACGATGAGGATTAGATGAAGAAAATCGTAATTCTGAGCGATTTACAGGTTCCTTTCGAGGATGTCCATGTCGTACAGAATGTCGCACGATTCTTAAAGACTTTTAAGCCAGACCAGACAGTCACTATCGGAGACGAGATTGACTTTCAGACCATCTCAAAGTGGAGCCAGGGTACGCCTGAGGAATACTCTCAGAGCCTAGGCGATGACCGCGATAGATGCGTTGAGCTTCTCTGGGAGCTAGGCGTAACGGACTGCATACGATCCAATCACACAGACCGTCTCTATAATGTAATCATGCGAAAGATTCCCAGCTTCCTAAGTTTGCCCGAGCTTCGCTTCGAGAAGTTCATGAAGTTTGATGAGCTAGGCATAACCTTTCATAAAAAACCTTTGCAGCTAACTAATGGCTGGTTTGCCGTTCATGGCGATCACACTCCTATCAAGCCTCAAGGTGGAGCATCTGCAATGGAAGCAAGCCGCCGCATGGGGGTCAATATCGTGTCTGGCCATACGCACAGAGCCGGCCGCCAATCATTCTCAGAAGCCATAGGAGGCCGACAGGGGCGCGTACTGCATGGAGTTGAGGTAGGCAACCTGATGGACTTTAAACAGGCTGGATATACCAAGGGAACGGCTAACTGGCAACAGGCTTTTGCGATTATGTATGTAAAGGGCAAGAATGTCCAAGTAGACCTAATTTACATCGAAAAGGACGGCACATTTACTGTTCAAGGCAAAGTCTATGGCAGACCAAGGAATCGCTAATCCCTATTTTGAGGATGAAGATGTCTCGACAATCGTTATCAAATCGTTATGCAAATATCGTGGACAAGTCACCCCGCTAGGTTAATCTAATCCCAAGAGCCGAGATACGGCTTAAAGGGAGAACAAAATGACTATAGCTCAACTCATTACGCTGGCAGTTTGTGTGCTGGCTTTTGCACTAGGTCGCTACTCTGGCTATCACGATGGCTATGTTAAAGGTCGCAAGGCAGTCCGTAAGCACTACGAATCACTCCAGCAGGTTAGTCGATGAACGCGGGTGATTTCCTCACAGAAGCAAAAGCAATCATTCAAGATCGTGGCATGGACTACGGTCACCCATCAGACAATATGCAGCGCACCGCACGACTTTGGAGCGCATACCTTGAAATGCCAATTACTGACTACCAAGTTGCAAACTGCATGGTATTGGTCAAGCTCGCTCGGAGCATGGAAACTGGCAAAGTGGACACTTATGTAGATATGTGCAGCTACGCGGGAATAGCTGGCACTTTACACACAGAGGAGAATGAGCTTTATGTTTAATCTAGAAGATTATGAGGATGTAGCCACGCTTAATCGCTGGTTTATCGAGAACTATCCTATGGGTCGGTCAAACTTGGTCACAGAGTTTCATGATCCAGTTCAAGGATTCATTAGAGTAAGAGCTGAGATTTACCGTGACTCAGCAGATGCCAACCCAGCCGTTACCAACATAGCTTTTGGCGCTCGCGACCTATACAACCGTAACATGGCTCGCTATTACTGCGAAGATACTGCTACCTCAGCTTTGGGCAGGGCGATTATTTTAATTAAAGGCTCAACAAAGACTGCTACGCGTGAAAGCATGGAGCAGGTATCTGTAGCACAAAATGAGATAGCAAAGGTAAAGGCTAAGATGGCTGAAACTGCCAAGGAGTATGTGCCTATAGCCAAGGAAGATGACCCATGGACTATTAGAGATGCAGAGCCAGCCAAGACTGTCGATGAAGCAGTTGCAATGGTTAAAGACATCATAGGTGGGCAGACAGAGCGAGATATTCCTAAATGCTCTAAATGCCACGATCATAAAGAAATGACATGGCGTACAGGTACAGGCAAAAATG